GCAGCATGTGGTAATATAGCACCTACAGGAACAAAATCAGCACCTGTTAACGTTGTAGCTGTTAAACAATCAAAGAAAGTAGACTGAGGTGTATCTGATATCCCGAAATCATTTAACGAAAGCTGAGGCATTTCGTACACACCGGCTGCGCCATTCGATATAAGAGATAACCGGCTGCCGTTTAACACTAAATTTTCTGCGTTTACTCCAGATAAAATATTTTGAATTTTATTAGTAGTGTTGTTGTAAATTAACCCTTGCCCGAAAATGTCATTTCTAAAAGAACTAAAAGCTACTGAATTAGATCTTGCTGTGGTAGTTTGTAGTCGCTTTAAATTATCAAATTCTAACCCTTCACCAACGTTTACTCTTAAAGGGGTACCAGCTCCACCAACCAATCCGCTTGATAACGCTGTTGTTTTAATCTCCCTTTCAGTTATGGAGCTAGTTTTAAGTGATAGTTTTGATGCAGAAAGCTCTAAGAAATCAGAATTAAAATCTATAGAAATTGCACTACCATCTCTTACTAACCCACTACCAAAAGTAGAATTAGTTATATCATTTGCATCTAAAGAGCTTTGCTTAACAGTTAGTGTATTTGAAGCTGTAAATTCAATATTTTCATTATCTAATGCAGGTCCTATATACGACCATCCAGTAAGTGAAGAGTCATACTCACTTGCAGTGAGCGCGTATAGTTTAGAGTTAGCGTATCCTATATCTCCAATTTGTGCGCCTGCGACATTACCTAGTCCAGATTCTAAATTAAAAACACCGAAGTTTTTATTACCTACAACATTACCACCAGATAAAGAGCCGTCACCTACGAACACTCTTTTAGTATCGATAGTATAACCTAACTCCCCTTGATCTAATACTAATTTCTTACGTTGATCATCTGATCCACGTCTCACTTTTATCTTTACTATTGTAATATCTGGCATTGCTAAAATTTATTAAGATGTTCTTCGCCAAACGTATACTCCATAGTAAGGTGGCATGTTATTATGATGTGGATCGCTGCCACCTGTAGATGTTGTTTTAGTTGATAAGCTACTATTACCATCATCGATATCATCGGATCTTCCGCGTTGTACAGGGATTCCAAGACTGCGATCAACTAACTGATCTGTTCTTTCAATACGATTATTCTGATCATGAGAGTGACTAGGCATCTCATCAATAGTTAATAAATGTTCATATTCACCAACAATATCTGAATTAGAGCCTTTGCTAATTGTTGCTTGATCACCATTTTTATCACTACCTGTACCGACACCTGCTAAATACCTACCTTCAGAAACTAATTCCCAAACTGTATCTGAGAATGTTGTACTAGGATTAACATTTTCGGCTGTAAGATATATTGAATTAACTGGAAATATTATATCGAATAGCTTAGTAAGAGTTGAAGCAATAGGTTGCTCGACGTTGTTAATAACGACCTTATTAGTACTTACTTGGATAGGAGCTTGATTACCCAGACCATCATATACATATTCTAAGTCTCCTGTAAGTGAGCTAGCACTTAAATGAAGAAGGGAAGTATATCTATCTGAGATAAATTGATTTTCTAAACTCGCCGACATATAATATATTTATGTTAGCTGCTAAGAATGCTATCGTAAATAGTTTTTTGAAGTTCAAATAATTTACTAAAAACTCTGTTAATAGATAAGTAGTTTACACTTTCATTACTATGAAAGTAAAAGTTGCGAGTATCTATCTCTAATGGAGTAGGTATCTTATAGTCACCAAACACTCTTACCCCCGGAACATCCCCATTAATACCAGGAACAGTATCTGTTGTTGGTATTCTTGTAAAGTTGTTATATATATTAATAGTGTCGCGTAATATATCTTGAATTAAAACATTTAAATTTATTCCTAGACCTGTTTCGCATATAGTATCGAAAATATTTGGATCAAAAAAGCTTTTTAAATCAGCAGGAACTAAACTTAATCGTTTTTTATTAAAGGAGTCTGTAGTAAAATAAAGTCTACCAACATTATGAAAGTATATATAGGTTTTATCTTTAAAAGTATCTGTATGTATGTTAAGAACAGATAATCGATTCGACTCAAGTAAATTAGTATTAAACTTCCAGTTATTTGTGTTAAATTTATACGCTGAATTAAAAAGAATATCAGGAGGTAGTAATAAATCACGTGGATCAAGGAAAGAAATAACAGGGTCTGGATTAGTTATCATTCGCTCTGTTATATTACCATTATCTTGTAATGTAAATAAGTTACTATCATAATCAGAAAATGATACATCCAAATTAATTATAGAATTATTATTATAATAAATTAATAGACCGTTTGGATAGCGCGCTTCACCATTTATAACCGGATTAACAGCTATNTAATCANTAGCATAATAAAAAGGTCCCACTTCCGAAGGCTCATTAGTAGTTGGATCGCGAACTATTAAGGTAATTTCACGAGGCTCTGATAAGCTAAACTCACTTACAGCAAACTTATTATTAAATAAAGGGAAGTAGTATCCCTCTGTTTGAGAAATTCCTAGTCGCTGGCTGCTTTCTATCGTTGGAGTACCAAAAACAGTAAAAGCAGCATTATTGTTAGCTGGAGGTGTGTATTTTGAGCTAAAACTAACCCTTGGTATTACCTTAGGTTCAGGAATTACACCATTTAATATAAATTCCGGTATATCTATAAAATAAGCGTTGAAACTTTGGATATTACTTAAAGGCTTAGTCACTATTAGTAACAAATCATCTGTATATCTGGACTCAGCTTGAACGTATTCCGCATTATCTAAGCTTGAAATAGGTATAGTAGCAAGAATCTCACTAGTGGTATTAGGAGAAATTTCTAATTTAACATTATTTTCATTATCTATTACCTGGACCACCTTGTAATTTTTGCCAAAGCTAATATTATTATTATGAACTAAAAAATCCGATGTTTTGATCTTATCAACCAACTTTAATCTTGTACATGCTCTGAAAATATCTCTATCATATATATTTGTATAATTTAAATCATCCCCTTCTAACGTAGGAGAAAAAATTAAGCCATTTGCTTTATCAACATCTAGTCTTTTTAACCTACTTACATCATTTTGAACTGCAGTATTTCTAATTTTTTCGATTTGACCGGTAAAACACCCACTATAAGCAATCGTTTTCGTGTCTGTAGTAGCAGTATATACAAACCCGTCGTCAAATGTCTCAACATAAACTTTTTTTGTATCGTCTAGTGCAGAAAGATCTGGAAATCTAGATTCATCCGCGCCCTTAAATGGATCTATTTGATACGTTCTATTAAAGTTTTTTAATGTTTTAAAATCATCGTTCCTTTCGTCTATAGTAGTAGAGGATAGACCAAAAAAACCACCAAATGATTGCTCGTCTTTAAAATTAGTTGTGTCTAAGAGGGAGTTATTATATACTTGCCCTAGGCTAAAAAGAGAGAGATTATTTTTATAAAGTATATTAAAATTTTTCTTTAAAAAATCATTACTAAGAACATTTCTCGGTGAGTACTCTAAACTTTTTACTGTATTAGTTGTAAATGCAGTTGGTGAGTTATCAAACTCCCGCTTATCAAGTATACTTATTGAGAGAAAGTTATTTTTAGAACTTAATTCTACCGATAAAGAATTCTTAACACGNCCTGTAAACGGTCTNCCGTCGTCAATATTTACAAAACCACTATAATCTACACCACTAAGTGTAAATGCGTTACCAGGAGTATATTTAAAATAGTTTATCATTTAAAATTTTTAAAGTTTATTTTGTTTATTACTGTTGTAGCTGGCAAACTCGTATGTATACCGGCAAGTAAATTATTTTTAACTTGATTTAATATATCTAAATCAGTAATATTTAAATTATCAATATTAATATCAACAACGTTAGATTTTGATTTTAAATTAGCTCCCAGAGTATTAAGCGTATCGATGTTGTCAGAATAATTTCTCATACCACAGGGTAGAGAAATATAAATATCATCTACTTTATTTATATTTCTCGTATATACAGTTACAATTTCATCCTCTAGAGATAAAGGTTGTAAGGATAAAAATAAATTACTTATAGCATTATTAGCGGTAATGTTTGATAGAAGAATATCTCCATTAAAATCCTCACTATTTAAATTTATATCTCCGAATAATATTTGTTTATTTGTATACTGAAATGTTAATACATTATATTTAAAAATCTCAACAGTATTTAGATAAACTATACCTATACCTGTAAAATTATTAAAGGATATATAAAGATCGTTATTAGTTAGGTCGGATAATGTAACCGTTTTATTATAAGTTTCATACAGATTAGACGCATTGTCAAAAAACTTAAATTTTAAATCTAAATTTGTACCAACTTTCTCAATGGCTATACCTGCATCTATTTCATTTACATGAGATGTTATAGAGAAATCATTGCTAAAAAACTTAAACGCTAATGTATAGCCTCCGTTTGTGTTAATAGTTTTATAGTAATTAGGTGCACTTCTTTCTTGCTGTCGTAGATCACAATATTTTAATTGCATTTGCTCATCTACTTCCTTTATATTTTTTATTCGTTTGTAAATATATTCCTTTCTAGGTTCAAAAGTAAGATCGCTTAATTTATCAAAAAATAACTTATTAGTAACAGAAGCTTTTAAATTAGAATTACTCTCAATAAGATTTTCAATAGCATCGTCGTAAGTAATATTATAAATAGGTTTACCACCTAAAGCAGTCGCTTTAGAGACTAAGTCAGGGTAGTAGTATCTATCAACCCAAATTCCCTCTTCACCGGGCATACCCGAAAGCCAAGTACAAAGATATTGTCCTTCGGTAACAGGTATATTGTCTAGCTTTTTGTATACCCTATCTGCAAAATACGGGTATGGAAATGCAAAGGATCCTGACTCTACAAATTTTGTATCATTAATATTGAGTTTACCAAAGGGGTTGAGAGAAGAAGGTGCAGTAAACGAAGTTGAGCCAGGAGTTATTTTATAGGAGAGGTTGTATGTTACAAAATTTAACTCTAGAGATGAATCTTCTTCTGCATCTATATCATTATATATAGAAGTGTAGTTTCTTATTTTGTCGTTAAAGACTAAGTCGTTATCAGAACTAAGCAAGTTATTAGAAGATGTATAACTATCTGCCGTGTCAGATATATTTTTTAAATTTATTACATTAAATGTGCTTTTATCAGTGCTACTATTTTTATAAAAAAGATAATTGGATTCTATATCAAATGAACTTTTATTTGTATTTACTAAATATTCTGTATCCGTATATTCAACAAACGATGTATTTGTCGGGTCTCTTACTATAGTGCTTTGATTAAAAATTATTTTAGCTGATGTACCATTAATATATAAATAGTTTATGTTTTCAAATTTATCTATAACCTGACCTGCTAACTTATTCTTATGCTTTCTTATTATATACTTCTTACCACCTTTTTTAACTAGAAAAGTTAAATACTGCGTGTCACCTGCTTTAGTAAGAATATACTCAATTTTTCTACTTTCCCTGTTGAGTTTATTTCCACTTACAAATATAACAGGTATAGTACCATCCTTCTCAGTGTCGTCTGTAGCCACTAGGTAGTATTTTTTATTATTCTTAATATAGGATAGAGAGCAGTAAAACCCATCTATAAATTCAATGTTAAATAACGTAGAGCTGTCATTTTGTTCATCACTAAAACCAGTCGCTCCATAAAACTGCAGGTCTACAAATTTATCACTTTCTTCAAAATATCCAGATCTAATGTCTCCTATAAACTTAAGATAGCTACCTGCCCCATTACACTTAGAGAATTGTAGTGAGGTATAGATAGAGTTAGGTTTTAATTTTTCTGATTTAAATTCAATAAATTTTTCTAGAGTATTTAAACTGGTAAGGTAAAAATCTGTATAGTTTTTATTTTTAAAGTCTACCGTACCTGAAAGCGCCGAGATAAAATTGAAAGAAAAGTTACCAGCATACGTTCTTCTAAACTGCTTTAAGTTAAGAGAGTCTATACATAAATCTGTATCACTAGATTTATATGTACTTAAACTTACAGTAGTTGAACTCATTACTATATATTTAAGCCATTATCTATGTTTTAAAGAATCAAATTACTCAACAATAATGACTTCGGTACCGTCCCTATCATCTACTATAACGTTTTCATTTTCACTTTCTACTTTTTGCAAATTCTCCCCTACATCATTTACAACAAATGAGGTAAATGAATCTGCATTAGTATTATTTGTAGTTTCAACAATATAGTTACCTATCTCTGTTCTTAAATGTAGTGTAGTATCGAGATTAACATTGTTAATTATCTTCACACCTTCGAGTTTAACATCTCTAATATTTTCATAATAACCTTCAGTTCGAATATCGAGTGGAATAATAAATTGAGTAATCTCTCCCGTAGTGTATTGTATACCAATTTTTAATGTTAGTGATTTTACTAAACTATCTGGAGAGGGATAGTAAATATGTTTATAATCTGTATTGAGAAACGGTGGTGAAACACCCCTTGTAATTTCATTTATTATACTCTCTGTTCTATAATTTATAAACGTCTTTATTTCAGGCTCAAAAATCTCAGATTCGTCGCCCCAGTCTATAACAACATAATATGGAAATACTTCTGAAAAAATACTACTTAAATCTATTGTTACTTCTGTTTGATCAAAGAGATCAATAGTTTCGTAATTAGAAGTTGACGATGTTGAGGTTGTTGAAAGAGAAATATTGTATGTATTCATAATACCAAGGAGTTATTACTAACAGTTAAAGGTTTGGAGCTCAAATTAAAGCTAAACGAATTTATTGTATCAGTATTTTCAAATGTAAATGTCTTATTATCATGAACAGCTCTTACGTAGTCATCTCTTACAAATGCTACGTTACTATTATTATCTACAAAAAAGTTATGACTAGCTATAACCGGTGACATATTTTGATCCTTCACTAGATAACTTAAATTAAATAAATCTAAATCTCCTCTATATGTAATAATAGGTGTATCAACCTTATCATATAATACGTCATATCCCGATAAAATAAATCTATTAATATTATTACTAAGCTCTAAATTATTTTTTGGAAATATCTTAGTATTGGTTTTAGCTGTATAACTATACTGGTATATTTCAGGATAGACGGATAATGTTTTAGTTTGTGTAGAATCCCGTTCTACATTAAGCTTGTAGTAATATACATTAAGATCCTTTTTAAATCTATTACTTAATTTATCGAAATCATTCGTATTAATAGATAGTGAAATATTATCATTAAACGGTTCCTTAAATTTACCGTTTTCAAATTTTAATTGCTCAATTACAAAGAAGCTACTTGTCTGTACGAATAACGTATCATACATTAAATCAAAATTTAAAACCTTACTTGAAAGTTCGTTTGTAATAGTAGTGTTATACTTTGAAGAAAGGTACGGTATTAAATTAAAAATCTCTCCACCTTCATTAGTTGATACATTTTTGACGTAAATCTTACCTTGTAGATTTTTAGAGTTAAATTTATCAAAATTAGTAGACGTATTGTTAACTACAGTAGTTGTCTCTAAAACAGTACCATCATAAAAGTAGCTTTCAGGTTCTAAATTATATTCAAAGTTTAATTTGTCAGTAAATCTACCACCTTCGTAGCTACTGTATAAACTATTTAAACCGGTAAGTTGAAGACTTAAGGAAAAATTACCAGTCAAACTTTCAGTAAAAGCTGTGGTATCGTCTATTAGAGCACGTTGTATAGAAGAATTACTTACACTAGCGATACCACCTTCTATTAAATCGGAGTAGTAAAATTGTTGACTTGTATTAGAAAATGCGCTTAAATCTGAAGAGATGGGATCTGGTAAAAACCCTGAATCTGATCTCATAAAATATGCACCATCTATAACGCCTGCTGTATCAATACTACTGTTTATAAAATCGACATTGGTAGATGTAGGCTCGATAAGCTCTTCATAAGGACAAAAATATCTAAAGAAAATATTATATGCTGAAGACGGAAAATATGGTGATGTTTCACGCGCAGTTAACCCGTTTGTAAACGAAGATAGACCTGATCTTTTTGTTTCAGTAAAGGTAGTAGCATCTACAGTATTATAGTTAAAGTTAAATCCTTCGTTGTACAAACTATCATAAAATTGATAACCATTTAATATAAGATTTTTTACAATAGGGGTATTTTTAAAAGTTACATTATCTCTAAATTGATTGTTATCTTTTACTAAACCAAAAATATTTCCAAAAAGATCTCTCTTACTGTCATCTATATAACCTTGATCAAATAGAAATGCTAAATCAGTATTCTCCGTTCTTTCGTCGAATTTAGAACTATACCCTATAAAAGATGTATCTTCCTTACTTGTATTAGGTTGTAATTTAGCTACGCCACTAGAAATATTTTTAAAGAAATCACTAGGTTCAATATTAAAGACAAGTATATCTTGATTATTAGTAAATACTTTTGGATCGGGGAATATATAAAGACTATCAGGGTCGTATTGCTTGCTTAATTCAAAGTCAACAGCTGGTGCTTGTATAACATTGATACCTGTATTTGTAGGTTTAAAAAATCCTGCTTCTCGTTTCGTACTTATTTTATTAGCAAATACACTAGCTGTAGTCGGGTGCTGTTGATTTAAAAAATTACTATACGGTTGCTCTGCTTTTACAAGAATATCATATACATATTCACCTGTTGAATTTGAAGAAATATAATAAAAGTCCGTACCAATATATTTTTCTGTAAGGGTTCTTTTATTATCAAAAATACTATCTGCCTCTAAATATAACTTTAAAACTTCACTATAACCCTCAAATACCTCTGATACTAACTCAGTGTTACTAGAGAGAAAAATATTATCTGTAGGTAAATCATCCGGACTATAGCTTAAAAAATGCTTACCGTATTCTGTTTCAACCGGCTCTTGATTGAAATACGAAGTATGTACATCGAAGTATTCAGTTAATGAGATACGAATATCATTTTTTATAGTACTAAATTTATAATCTATTGAACTATCTTCACGGTTATCTAGAAAATTGAGTATTGTACTGTAAGCACTTTTAACTACATTAAAATTACTAGTCTTAGTTTTAACTTTATTTGACGTGTTGTATAAATTAACGCGTTCTAACCTATAATACTCTATAACCTCCCTTAACTTCTTACTAAAAAATGAAACTGCTATAGCTATATCATTATTATCGTTAAAATCGAGGTATTGTAAAAACTTCTTTTCCGTTTTATTACTAAAATTAATAGTAATTTCCTTTAAAAAGTCTCTATATCTATCTATTATAAGACTTTTGTTAGAGGTGGTTTTATTATTACTTTTATTATTCCAGTTATTAAGATAAGTAGCGTAGTACTCCTGCAGTGTGGATGGTTCATAACTCACCTTTACCACTTTTATAAATTCTATAAGGGAAAAGGCTTGGTTTCTATCTAAAGCATTAGAATCTAATACATTACTATTAGTAATAGACTGTGGCACTTCAGGGTAACCTTTTATTACATTTTCCATTAATATTATTTATTTTAGATTATAGATAAGCTACTGAACAACGAGTTACGGATTGCAATATCCTCGATGTTATTGTCTCCTTTGAAACTACTCAATGCGGTAGTTATATTAAACGTATTTAAAATATCGCTATAATTTATAAGTCCGTCGTATACAGTTCCTTCAAATCCGGAAGTATATTCATAAAAAGTATAAAACTTGGATAGGTCAGCCGACGTAAAGGAAGTAGGTAATACTAATGGCCATCCCCAAACGGAGCTAAATTCACTTAACTTATATTGCAATGTATCTACAGCGCAGACAGGTTGGAAGGTATTCAATAGAGAATAGCTATTACTAAACTTTTCCAAAGCTACTATATCCGTTCCAGCAGATACTGTATATGAATATGTATCAATCTCACTACCCAAATTTTTTCCATAAATCTCGCCTGTAGTTATTCCCTTATCGTTAAAGTTTTCCTTAAACTTGTTTTTTGTTCCTTTAAATTGATTATAATCAGTAGAAAACAAACTCATCAATCTAACTATTTCGGGAGGGAAGTTAAAGAGAGATTCATCATAGACGTTAGCTGTTTCATCTAACAGATCGCTAATATTAATAAGACTGTTTAGGTCGCATGTATCGATATTAGTCTTATTATTAACAAAGTTAAAGATTTTTTCATTTAAGGTCTTACCAAGAGATGAATTATTAGAGCTTATATTACCAAAAATAGATCCTATAAAATCATCAAAGAGTATATTTTTATCTAATAAGATTTCCTGAAATCTTAAGCTTTTAAATACTTCAGTATAATCAACATCTTCATTAGTCTTTGCAAAATAATAATAATCTTTAGGGTAGATACTAAAATCAACACTCTCTCCAGCTAACTGAAAAGTTTCAGATGTGTTTGTAAATTCTGCACTAACTCTTAATGAAAAAGTATCGAATCCTGAAAGACCGTCATCGTAGGTTAGATTACCATAGAACCAATAATCTGTATCAACTCCGGATATAGAACTATTTAAACTAGATATACTATAAAGGGATGAATTTACCTCTTCGTTATTACTATCATATAATCTTCCAGTAATACTACCATTAAGTGTTACTCCCTTTACCGTATAATTAGATATACTTGTAGGCTTGATAAAAAATGGTATAGGCGCCTTTTTAAACTGTACGGGGCTAATATTAAAAATTTGAGCTTCATCGTCTCCCTCTTCTGTTAGTCCATTATCATTAATGGATAGAGAATTTAAATTTGCAGAAAGGGAAGTAGTGCCTACGTTAGCGGTTAAAGATATAGATAGGTTGTTATTGTAATTATTTAGCGAATAATCTATACTACTACTTTTACTAAAAATTTTATTTCTATCTTTAAATAAGTTAATTATGATTCTTTCAGTTGAGAGTTGATCAGATAAAAAATAATAAGATTCACGACCTGAAGTACCCACAAACACGCTACCTACATCTGTACTTTTAGCATCCACTATCGTATTACCAGATAACCGCACATATACATTAGAGCCACTAACACTTATAAAAGGAATTTCGTTATATTCAAAGGCAGAAAGATTTTTAATATATGACTTTTCAAAGAAAGAGTAATATTTTTTAAGGTGGTTAAACTTATAAGGGGTAAGATCAAAATAATTAGGTATAGTTAGACCTGAAACAGTATAAAATATGTTATTACTATCTTGATAGAACGGAGCTTTGTTAGTTATAGTAATAGGTTTTGAAAATTCCCCTGCAGATAATGGTAAAATATCATCTTCAATTTCTACAGTAAAAGTATTTTCAATATAATCATAAATCTCTACATCGGTAGAATATGAAGCTAGTAAAGAATTATTTTCACAATCACTAAGTACCATTCTAACCTTATACTTACCAGGAAGATTATAAGTGTGTTTAGCTGTTAATCCTGTACCTGTTGTACCATCTCCGAAGTCAAATAATGCTTCTGATCTGTTAAGATCAGAATAAAAGTCCGTAGAAGGTATATCCGCTTTAAATGTTAAGGGAGTAATATCTAGATTATAAGAAGAAAGTATACTTTCATTTTTATAGTCCTGAACCTCAAATGTCGCATAAGTTGTATTTATATTACTCATCTATTACTACAATTTTACTAGATAAAGAATTAGGATTAATAAAGTATGGGAACTTAAAATATGGTAATGTTGTATTCTGATTTACTATTTCTATATCAGCAGTAGGATAGAGAGGGTTATATGAGATTAAAGAAATACCTTTAAAGGAAACATTTTCACTATTATTTCTTGTCTCTATTCTTTTAACACCTTCTATGCTTAAAAGAGATGATGTTAAACTATTCAATTCTAACTCTTGTCCTAGAGTATTTGCTACTGGATCAAAGAAATTTAACATAGCAGCGCTCACCTGAGCCTTAAGTCTCTCACTGTTTATCTTATTTCTAGACTCTCTTACTACTACTAAAGTTGTATCTTTACTTATCTCAGGAACCACACTATTTTGATTAGAAATACCTATATCAAATGCCATATAAATTGGATCTCTAGGCACTAATTCTTGTGAAAGACTCTTCTTTTCATTAGCAGTATCAACGATAAGAGTTTTAAGAGCGTTACTTAAAAACTCAGGATAATCTCCATCATTAGCTATTGTAAATCTTGGAACTGTAAATATATTAACATTATTAAAATCACAACTATCGGCAAAATTAATTTGATTTATTAGCACTCTATTTGACTTGTCCGGATCAACACAAATATTGTAAAAGTATTGAATATACTCATTAATAAACGATTGGTTATTTACTACTTTAGAATTAATTAATATATTACTAAAACTCTTATCCATAAAGGACTCGTAATCTTGAGTAGAAACCAGTCTTAATTGAGAGTTAAATACTCTTGGAGCGTTTTCTTTAATTTGTTCTACCGTCTCCTCTTCTACTACTGGTGAAGAATTATTAGGGTTGTTAAATGTAAGTAATGAGCTATTAGTTGGTGTGACAAATGTAGTAGAATCTTTATTAGTATAAGTATCGTTAAAAATTGCTCTTTGACGTGAGCTATCATAAACAAATAGCTTATCACCGTTAATTGCGTTCTTACTTATAATACCGCGTTGATTGTCCGATAAAATATAATTTACTGATACTGTACTACCTTGTGTTAGAATCTTACCGGACACACCATCTCCAAACTTAATAACAAAATGACCGTTTTCATTAAGTCTTTTTTCAAAAACTCTTTCATTCTTATCTGCAATGTAAAGACTGTCAACTTCTCTATATTCGTAATATAATCCAGATTCAATTTCCTTAACATATACGCTGAT